TTTAATGGTGTGGCGAATAACGTTGGTCAGTTAGCTAGTTTATTTGGTTCGCTTATAAATACTAGTGATAATGTAGTTACTTCTCTTAAAAATCTAGGTAAATCCTTATTGGGTACTGGCGGTGTTCTTATCGCTGTACAACTTCTGATTGCTTACGGGGATCAAATATATAACTTCTTCTTTAATGCTTCTGCTGCTGCTGCTGAATTAACTAAGAAGATGGAAGGTTTACTAAAACCTATAAAAGAAAATAGATTAGAGCTTTTAGGCTATACAGAAGTCCTTGAAGATAGCACCTCTAGCGAGGAAGCTAGATTAGAGGCTTTGAATGAATTAGCAAAAGTAGTTCCAGATGCTATTGATGATAATGGCGAGCTAAAGGTTAGTTACAAAGATTTAAAGATATCTGTAGAAGACTATATAGAACAGCTGACTATAAGAGCTGAAATAGAAGCCATTATAGACTTAAATTCAGATAAATTCTCAAAAAGAAGAAAGGTTAGAACTTTAGACGCTATAAAGGATGAGGGTGAAAGAACCAAAGCAATAAAAAAATACTTAGATGAAGAGATAGGGTTTTACGATAGTATTTTTGCTATTGGAGAAACCCGAGAGGAACAAGACAAATTTCGCAGGCTAAATCAGGAGGAAAAAAATAAAATTAGATTTGCCGAACTAAAAAAGAGAACTGAAGACGAGGCACAACAAATTCTTGATAGTATAATTGCATTACAGAAGAGGCTAAAGGGCGTTAGAGATGAAGACGAATTTGGTTCAGGTGGGTCTAAATCATTAAGAGCTGCAAACAGAGCTTATTTCTCATCATACCAGCTTAGGTTAAAGTATTTCGACCAATATGCAGAGAAAGCCCTAAAGAAAGAAGAGAAGTTTCTGAAAAGATCTGAAATACAGAATTTAGATGTAAGTAAAAAACAGGCTATAAGAGAATTAGATATAGTTGCTAGAAATGAGACGGAGAAAGAAAAAGTTCGTTATCAAGCGTATATAGAGAGTGTTGAACTTAGGAAGCAGAATCTTCTTGATCAGATAAGTAGTAAAGAGTCTGAATTACTCCTAGAGGCTAAGACCGAAAAAGAAAAGCAGGAAATTAGAAATAAAGCATCCTTAAGAAGAGGTGATATTCTTAATCAATTTGTTTCAGTAGCTACCGAAGCTAATGAGAGGTATTCGCAATCCTTAGATCAGATAAAAAATTCGTTTGCAGATGCCACTATGAGCATTATAGATTCGTATGGTAATATGCAGGATGAGCTTGTCGACCAACAAATACTTGACGATTTATCCGCTTTTGGACTAGAAGCTATAAAGGGTATACAGGATAGACTAAAAGCTCAAAGGTCAGCTGCTACAGAAAGAAGTGGGCAGCTAATGATGGAGCAGGCTCTTTTAGATTCGCAATATGAATTTGAACGTAATGCCTTAGATCAAAAGATAGCTCTAGCTAAAATTGAAGGAGAGGCTTATGAGGCTTTGATTCAGAAAAAGAAGAACCTAGATGCTGGTTATGCAGATGAAACTACACGTATAAACTTAGAAATGGATCAAGTAGTTTTTGCCTCTAAATTAAATATGTTCACCGAAACAGCAAATATGCTAGATGCTGCTGCTGCATTAGCGGACGAAAGTTCTGACTTATCGAAAGGATTGGCTTTAACGGCATTAGCTACAAACACAGCTGTGAGTATGGTTCAAGCCTTTAGATTATCGCAAGACGCTGCACAAGGTGGTGGTCCTGCTGCTCCTTTTATTCAAGCTGCAACATACGCACAGCAAATCACAACATTACTAAGCGCTGTGGGTAGAGCTAGAACTATATTACGTAGTGGTAAAATTGATGGAGTTTCTGCTACATCATCGAGCGCACCAGCACAAGCACCAGACTTCAATGTAGTAGGATCATCGCCAATAAGTCAATTAGGTGGTGCAATAGGCGGAGTCGGTGGCTTTGGAGACCCGATTAAAGCATACGTATCTGGAAAAGATATAATAGAGTCAATAGAGGAATATAATAGAAATCTAAACACCAGTTCAACATAATGAGAATAATAGAATTAATTATCGATGAGGAAGCAATGCTTTCAGGAATAGAAGCGATCAGCATAGTTGACCGCCCAGCAATCGAAGAACACTTTATTGCTTTATCTAAAGAAGATAAGGTAGAGTTAGCTAAGGTTGACGAAGAGAAGCGAATACTTATGGGTGCAGCTTTGATTCCAAATAAGAATATCTATCGCCAAAATGAGGATGAAGAGTATTACATCTTCTTCTCGGACGATACTGTCCGTCAGGCGTCAGAACTATTCTTAATGCGAGGCAACCAGAACAAATCTACCTTAGAACATCAGGCAGACCTTCACGGATTATCTGTAGTAGAGTCTTGGATCATAGAAGATGAAACGCACGACAAATCCAGAAAGTACGGAATGGATTTACCAGTAGGTACGTGGATGGTTTCTATGAAGGTAAATAATGATGAGGTATGGGAAGACTACGTTAAAACAGGTCGGGTATCTGGATTCTCTATTGAGGGATACTTTACTGACCGAGTTGAGATGAGTCAGGATGATGAATTGAATAGCCCAGAAGCCATCTCATTGTTAGAAGAGATTTCTGACGCATTAGAATCTAGGATGCTTAACCTAGCCTCATATAGTGATTATCCAGACTCTGTGTCAAACAACGCTAAGAGAGCCTTAGAATGGGCTGAAGAGAATGGTTGGGGAAGCTGCGGAACTGCTGTAGGGAAACGTAGAGCGTCCCAGTTAGCCAATAGAGAGGCTATAAGCGTGTCTACCATCAAAAGGATGTACAGCTACCTTTCACGCCATAAAGGCGATCTAAAGGCTTCTAAGGAATACTCTGACGGGTGTGGCAAACTAATGTACGATGCGTGGGGTGGAAAATCAGCTTTAAGCTGGTCTGAATCTAAAATTAAATCACTAGATAAATAATATTATGGCGAAGAAGAAAAATAAATTAGAGTATACGCAGCCTTCATATAAGGCTTTACCAGAGGAATTAATTGTGCTTAGGGCTAAGTTAGATTCATTTAATAAGCAGTATTCAGATCGTTTTGACGTTGAGTTAACCTTAGAGATGCTAGACAATGTATTAGATAGAGGTGATCAGGATAGGGTCAATAGATTCTTGTATGTCGCCAGAAGTGGTAAGGTTAAGAATGAAGAGTATGCGTCAGACTTAGACTTACTACCTAACAAACACCCATTGTACAATGAAAACTAGAAGAAGATATACATACAGCAGAACCAGCAAAAAAGGTGGCAAAAGAGGCTGCCTTTGTCCTGATGGGCGTACATACTCATCTAAATGCTGTGACGGAAGTTTACAGGCACAGGGAATAGGAAGCATAACAGGTAATCCCTCTGAAGATTAATCCAATTCAAAACGTCAAATAAATCATTATTGAGCGAAAAGCATAGTTAAAAATCGAACAGACAACATATTAACCATTACTACTTAAAATTATTCATAAAATGAACAGTCCAAAAGCAACAACAATCCTAAATGAAATCTTGCAGAAGCTGTCCTCTATTACAGAACCTGAAACAGTAGTCGAAAAGACAACTGAATTAGAGGCTGTAACAGAAGAAACTCCTACCGAAGTGGTGGAGGCTGCTGCTGAAGTTAAAGAATCTGTAGAAGAAGCTCCTGAAGAATTATCCGATGAAGCTGAACTCGAAACAGAAGAAACTCAACTTATGGAAGGTTATGTTACTGAAGAAGCATTTGCGTCTAAGATTGCTGAAATGGAAGCCAAAATGGCTGAAATGGCAAAAATGTTAGATAGCGAAATGGGTTACAAGAAAGAGTTAGAGGAGTTATCTTCTCAAATGGAAAAACTTTCTGCTGAACCTGCTGCTGAAGCAATTAACCACACTCCAGAAGCTGCTACCGAAAAGAAACCAGTCTATAACTTCGGAATGCAGAGATCACAAAACACATTAGACAGAGTATTTAACCGATTAAACAATCAAAACTAACCAATAATGGCTACAACTACTTCAATTACAACTACTTATGCTGGTGAATTTGCAGGACAATACGTTGCTGCAGCTTTACTAGAAGCTAATACCCTTGCAAAAGGCGGTATTACAATTAAACCAAATGTTAAATTCAAAGAGGTACTAAAGAAAGTATCTGTTGATGGTATCGTAAAAGACGCATCTTGTGACTTTGACGCTACATCCACATTGACTTTAACGGAAAAAATCCTTATTCCTGAAGAGCAGCAAGTAAACTTACAAATCTGTAAGAAAGACTTCGCTTCTGACTGGGAAGCTGTACAGATGGGCTACTCTGCTTATCACAATGTACCTCCTAGCTTTGCAGACTTCATCTTAGGACACATCGCTGCTAAAGTAGCAGAGCGTACTGAAAAGTCTATCTGGGCTGGAACAACCGCTACAAGCGGACAGTTTGACGGATTCTCCGTTCTATTGGCTGCTGATGCTGATCTACCTGCTGCACAAGAAGTTGCAGGAGCTACTATCACATCTTCTAATGTAATTGCAGAATTAGGGAAAATAGTAGACGCTATTCCAGACACTCTTTACGGAGCTGAAGACCTTTTCATCTACGTATCTCAAAACATCGCTAGAGCTTACATTAGAGCTTTAGGCGGATTTGCAGCAGTACAAAATGCAGCAGCAGACGAGAATGTAGGTTCTATCGGAGCTAACGGTATCGGAGGACAGGGTACTATGTGGTATCAGAACGGTGGATTAGAAATCGATGGTGTAAAAATCTTTGTTGCTAACGGATTAGCAAGCAATGACGCTATCGCCACTACTAAATCTAACTTATTCTTCGGAACAGGTTTAATCGCTGACCACAACGAAGTTAAATTGCTAGATATGGCTGACCTAGACGGAAGTCAAAACGCTAGAATCGTTATGCGATTTACAGCTGGTGTACAGTATGCAAACGTTGAAGATATCGTTACTTACGGTATTCCAAACTCTGCTAACTAAAAACAAACAATAATTCAGAACTAAGGGTGGGTAAGCACATAGCCTACCTACCCTTTTTTCATTAAACACAAAAAACTATGGCTTGTAATTTAACCCGATCTCGTGCTGAAGCGTGTAAAGACACAGTAGCAGGAATCAAAAAAATATATTTCGCAGACTTCGGAACGTTAGGAACTATTACCGTAACGAATGATGAAGTTACGGATATGACAGGAGGTTCGTCTAACGAGCTTACTCTATTTACTTACGAAGTAAAAGGAAACAACTCATTCGAAACTACAATCAATTCATCTCGTGAGAATGGTACTGTATTCTATGAGCAGGCTCTTAACATTACTTTGAAGAAATTAACTAAAGAAGACCACAAAGAATTGAAGTTATTGACAGCAGGAAGACCACACATCTTTATTGTTGACCAAAACGACAACGTATTCTTAATGGGTAAAGAGAATGGTGCTGACGTAAGTGCTGGTACTGTTTCTACTGGAAATGCTTTAGGTGATTTCAACGGTTACAACTTAACCTTTACTGCAATGGAAAAAGACCCAGCAAACTTTGTTGAGGTTGACGCTACATCAGCGACTTTCCCTGTAAGTGAAATGGCAGCATTGACTGGAACTGTAACTATTGGCGTACCATCTGCGGTATAATAATGGTTGACTTTATTGGAAGGGGGTGTACGAAAGTACGCCCCTTTTTTGTATCTTTAAAACAGAATATACACTTTTAGTTATTTGTTTATGCACATACTAACGACATCAACAAACACACAGTCAATTAAGATAGCAGCCAGAAGAGACACCTCTACTCCTGTTTTTACATTGACAGATAAAACTAGTAGAACTACCGAGACTATTACTGTGGTTAAAACTACCGATGGGGACTTTATGGTGCTTTCTGCGAGCTTTTCTCTTAAGGAAGGTACTCAATACTCATTTAGAGTAAAAGAAGGCTCTGATGAGCTTTATAGAGGCTTAATATACTGCACAGATCAAACAGAACTAGATAAGTTCTTTATAAATAAAGATGAATATGTATCTCAAACGGGGTACGATAACGACTTTGTAATATTATAATGGAAGAAAATAAGAAAGAGAAGACAGGGAATTCTGTTCACGTACTAAGAATGTCTTCATACACAGCACCACCAGTAGTAGAAAATACTAGAGGTGAATGGGTGGAGTATGGTGATGACAACAACTATTTCCAATACCTAATAGATCGATATAACGGTTCGCCAACAAATAATGCTGCTGTAAACGGTATTTCGGAGATGATCTATGGAAGAGGATTAGAGGCTACTAATAGCGAAGAGAGTCCAGAAGCCTATGCAGCAATGCGTGAGTTATTCCAGAAGGACTGTATGAAAAAGATTTGCTATGACTATAAGATGATGGGTCAGGCAGCTCTACAGATTATATACAGTAAGGATCATTCTCGAATCGTACAGGTAGAGCATATTCCAATTGAGACACTAAGAGCTGAAAAAGCAACCTTAGGCAATGTTAAAGGGTACTACTACCATCCTAACTGGCAAGAGATAAAAAGAGATGAGAAGCCTAAGCGTATTTCTGCTTTCGGCACTTCTAAAGATGGTATTGAGATTATGTATATCCGACCATACAAAGCTGGATTTTACTACTATTCGCCAGTAGATTATCAAGGAGGATTGCAGTACGCTGAACTAGAAGAAGAGATTGGAAACTACCATATAAACAATATTCAGAACGGCTTACAGCCCAGTATGTTAATTAACTTTAACAATGGTACTCCATCAAAGGAGCAGCGAGATGATATAGAAAGAGCTATCTATGAGAAGTTCTCTGGTACTTCAAATGCAGGTAGATTTATTTTGGCGTTCAATGACAGTAAAGAATTGGCAGCCTCAATAGAGCCTGTAGTGTTAAACGATGCACACCAACAGTACCAGTTCCTTTCAGATGAAAGTATGAAGAAGGTTATGGTGTCTCACCGTATTGTTTCGCCAATGTTAGTAGGAATAAAGGATAACTCTGGATTAGGAAATAATGCACAGGAACTAGAGACAGCTTCTTTGCTTATGGATAACACAGTTATTCGTCCAATGCAGGTAACTATAATTGATGGACTAGAGAAGATACTAGAGTACAATGAGATTGACTTAGACTTATACTTCCAGACTCTACAGCCTTTAGAATTTACCGACCTTACCAATGCGCTAACAGATGCTGAAGTAGAAAAGGAAACTGGTGTAAAGCCATCACAGGTACAAAAGGAACAAGATATTAACGAAGAAATAGAAGAATAATGGCTACAGCACTATTTATAAAGAGAGAGGATTTAGTAAAGAATACAGCTTTGAGTGGTAATGTAGATACGGATAAGTTCATCCACTTTATTAAGTTGGCGCAAGAGATACATATTAGAAACTTCTTAGGTAGTGATCTATATGATAAGATTAGCGCAGACATAATTGCAAACACCTTAGCTGGCGACTATTTAACGCTAGTTAATGATTACATTCAGGATATGTTAATTCATTACGCAATGTCGGAATACCTTCCGTTTGCAGCCTATACCATTTCAAATGGTGGCGTACATAAGCACAGTAGTGAGAGCAGCCAGATTGCAGGCAAAAATGAAATAGATCAGCTTATCGCCAAAGAAAGAGATTACGCTGACTACTATACTAACAGGTTTATTGACTATATGAGTTTTAACGCTCCTAGTAAATTCCCTGAATACTTTAGCAATAACAATGAAGAGATATATCCAGATAAGGAAGTAACGTTTAACGGATGGGTATTATAAAAAAGCGAAAAAAAATAGGTCAATATAGACCAAAACAGAAGAACGAAGTGAAGCTATCTAGTTATATTAGAAAGCAAAAATATGAGTTGGGGGAAAATATACGAAACAACTAGCTGGGGTCTATTAGCATCTTATATACATATAGGATTCAATAAGGCAGCAGCTTTAGCAGCAGCAGCAGTAATAATATTAATAGATAGCATAAACATACTAATAGATAGCATAACAAACAGAATAAACTAATATGGCAACAAATCAACAGAATATCAATATTGGAACAGCGGATAACGCAAACGATGGTGATGTATTAAGAGCAGCATTCCGTAAGGTACGAAAGATGTTTGCTGAAATCTATGGAGATACTGACGCTGAAAATCTAACAGATACCGAAACAGTACCAGCAACTACCTTTGACACTCACATTACCGAAAAGATTCAGGACACAGTTTCAGGAATGTTCTCTAACGGTACTCAAACAAACGTATCTGTAACGTATGATGATAATGACGGATCAATAGATTTAAACGTAGCTGCTGATATTACAGATGTCAATGCAGGTGACGGTTTAACTGGTACTAATGAAGATGGTGGAGCTGCAGCCTTAGCTGTTGGCGCAGGTGATGGTATCACAGTAAACGCTGATGATGTTGCTTTAGCTTCCTCTGTTGCAGGAGCTGGTTTAAGCTATGCTAGCGGTGTTTTAAGTGTAGATGCTATTGACACAGGTGGTATCGCAAATGATGCTGTAACGGCAGCTAAAACAGCCTTATTCGATGATGCTTTAGCAGCTACAGATACTCACGTTTTGGTAGCTGATGGAACTGACTTCAATAATGTGGCGTTAAGTGGTGATGCTACTATATCTAATACAGGCGCTTTAACCATTGCAAACGATACGGTAACACACGATAAGCTAGCTGTTAGGTTTACAACAGAAGTACCGCAAACCGATGTTAATGGCGCAGCTACATTTAATTGTGCTTTAGGTTCTACATTTAAACTTAATGCGGACATTGGTTCTGAATACACAATAACCCTAACAAACTATAAAATTGGGCAAATTATTACAATCTATCCATTAAAAGGAAATCAAACTGTTAATTTGGCAGCAGGAACAGGTGTCTCTGTTTTCAATAAAATTGGCGGGGTAGATTATGAAGACGATGGCTCATCAAGTAGTATTATGCAAATTGAATGTGTAAACGATGCTGCTGATACACCAGTTTTCTTTTATAGTTTAGCTACATTTGCATCAAGCAAAACAGATATTTAAAAAATAATTTATGTTAAGCAGAAGATTTTTACAGCCATACCCTGTAACAGCAGGCGCTTTTGATATACAAGTGCTGATTGTTGCTGGAGGTGGTTCTGGTTCAGAGTCGGCAGGAAATGGCGGAGGTGGTGCAGGTGGATATTTAGAAGGTACATTCGCATCAGTGGCTTCGGGTATAACATTGACTTGTACTGTTGGTGGTGGCGGTGGTTTCAGCACTGGTGGTTATAGTTCTGCGGGAAGCCCCGGAAGTTTATCAAAAATTAACGATGGCACAACTGATTTTACAGCTAACGGTGGAGGACGTGGTGGAGGAGCGCACCCATCACATACTAGTTTCTCTGGACATCCAGGCGATGGTGCTGCTGGCGGAAGCGGTGGTGGTGGCGGTGGTGCTGCCGTTAATGGTTCAGAAAGCGCAGGAGGTGCTAGCAATCAATCTAATGTATCACCACTTTTAGGATACGGAAATGCAGGAGGGCAAGGCGGTGGTTGCAGTGGTTATTATGTCGGTGCAGGCGGTGGTGGAGCAGGTGCTGCAGGTGTAGACACAACTTGTGCTGTATCGTCCAGTAATCAAGGTAGCAATGGTGGCGTTGGAAAAACACCCTCTATAATGACACACACGACAGCAACTAACAACAGCGTTGGAGAAGTTGTCAGTTCTACATTATACTTTTCTGGTGGCGGAGGCGGTGGTAGCGATGCAGGTGTAGGCACAGGAGGATATGGTGGCGGTGGTGACGGTTCTATTGGTCCCAATGACGGAGGTACAGCTCCTGCAAATACTGGCGGAGGTGGTGGTGGTACTTCTAACGGTAATATTAGTAATAGTGGTGCAGGTGGCTCAGGAATTGTAGTACTTAGAATGCCAACGGCAAACTATATTGCAAGCAACAGAACTGGCGGTGTAGTTGCAACAGAAGGAACAGACACTATTATTATCTTTAAAACCTCAGGTTATTACACAACATAATTATGGCACACTTTGCAAAACTAGATTCAAATAATATAGTCACACAAATCGTAGTAGTAGATAATTCTGTATTAATAAAAGCAGATGGTACAGAAAGCGAATTAAAAGGAAAGCAGTTTTTAAATACATTATTAGGAACAGCAACGTGGAAGCAAACTTCATACAATGCAACTTTTCGCAAAAACTATGCAGGTATAGGTTACACGTATGACAACACATTAGACGCTTTTATATCACCNNTTACTAAAATCTACAAACAGATTAAATGAGAAAAAAGGACTTAATACACTATTGCGGAGCGGCAGGTATTTTTATTCTAGTGGTTCTTTTATTGCTTTACCTAGCTAATAACTCAATACCTTCGGAAAACAAAGATATATTCGTTTCAATAACGGGAATGATAGTTGGGAGTTTATCAGTTGTAATCTATGCTATCATTGGGCGTAATCCTGAAGAGGTATCTAGCTTACAGTCTAAGGTTGAATCACAGCAAAAGCATATAGAGATGCTAGTTCAGCAGAAAGATGCTTACGAGGCTCAAATTATATCATTACAGGGCGACATTATTGATAAGCTGTCCTTAGCAGGTTCAGTAGCCTTTGACACCATATTTGAGTTAAAGAAAGGAAAGTAGTATATTTGTAGTAAAACAAGAAAAAATGTTACACTTTGAGATTAACGAATTTGATAGCCCCGATGAAATTGGTAGTGGAAAAAGAATGCAGGATTCGACCCTACAGATGTTGGACGATGCCCGTTCTATTGCTGGTATTCCTTTTAGGATCAATTCAGGCTTTAGAACCAAAGAACACAATGCTTATGTCGGAGGAGCTGAGTCTAGTTCCCATTGCTATGGATATGCGATTGACATACATTGCACCGATTCCAGAAGCAGAAGTATTATCATTGACAGCTTGCATAAGGCTGGATTCAATAGAATTGGCGTTGGAAAAACATTTATACACGCAGACAACGATCCTGAAAAGGATGCCAATGTTGTTTGGCTCTACTAGAACTGCAGGCAATACCTTATATGAGTGATAAAAAGAAATTCAAAGATACGGCAGTTGGTAAGTTCTTGCTTAACAAAATTCCATCCGTTGTTGGTAGCCTTGCTGATGGTCATCCCATTGGGAATGTGGTTCGCACTCTTATTGGTGGTAGTGAAATGTCCGAAGGCGATAAAGCGATTGCTCTCAAGAAACTAGACCAAGAAATAAACGAATTTGATGGAATAACTAGAAGATGGGTTGCTGATGCAAAGTCAGGAAGTTGGTTATCTTCTAATGTGAGACCTTTGACGTTGGCGTTCTTAACCGTAGCATTTGTTATTGGTTGGGCGTACCAATTAGAAGGTTTAGATACGGTTAAATCTCTTCTACAGATAGTCTTTATGGGCTACTTTGGAAGTAGAGGGTTTGAGAAAGTAATGGGTAACAATAAACACAAATAAATGACTAGATTTCTGAATAGAAAGTTTTACATCTTTAGAGCCTCTATTGCAACTAAAAAAAGATAATTCATCCTATATGAATGTAGAAGATTACGCCAAAGATTTTTATGAGCAGATAAAAAAGAGTAGAAATATCAAAAATAATTACAATTATATGTATTTATTTGCGCACATCTAACGTATATTTGTAGTGTTTAATAACAAATCCTTTGTTTGTTCTCCTTTTAGAAAGAGTCGGTTTAACTACTGGCTCTTTTTTTTATATAATATTTTGCAGTTGGAAAACTTTATTATATATTTGCCATATGAAGTTACAAGAGAAACTGGTGAACATTCAGGGGAGTCTGAAAGCACCTAAGAATCAAAGGAACAATTTCGGTAAATATAACTACCGTAGTTGTGAGGACATTTTAGAGGCGGTAAAGCCTTTACTACTCAAAGCTAAGCTAAACTTAACTATTAGCGATGAGGTATTATCTGTAGGTAATTTAACGTATGTAGAAGCTACAGCTACAGTATCTGATGGCGAAAACAGCGTATTTGTTAAAGCACAGGCAGGTATCGATCCTAACCGTAAGGGAATGGATATAGCGCAGTCATTTGGAAGCAGCTCTTCTTACGCTCGTAAGTATGCTCTTAACGGTTTATTCTTAATTGATGACACCAAAGATGCTGACGCTACAAATACTCACGGTAAATCAAACGCAAATGCGCCTACTACGACTACTAATAAACCAGCTAGTCTACCTAGCTTAGTAGCGAATACACAATCCTTCAATAGAGTTAAGAAGGCTCTACAGGAGGGATTCAGTATGAATGAAGTAAAGACTCGGTACAAAGTAAGTGCTGCAGTAGAGAAACTATTAACTAACTAATTTTAACTTTTATTTTTTATATTATGAGTGAAGTAACACAGAAACCCAGAAACTACGTAGGAAACGGAACGCAAAGCGGAGAGTACTACGTGAACATTTCATTGAAGAAAAGCCAACTAGAGCCACACTTCTATGAGTACAATGGAGAGCAGTATGTTCGCCTAACTGTAGGTAAACTACGTGAAACAAATGAATGGGGTAAAACTCACAGCGTTTGGGTTAACGATTATCAGGCTAACAAAGATCAGCAGGATGATAATGCAAATAATGCCCCTGTAAAGGCAGGAGACGGTCTCCCTTTCTAGTTTAACCTTGTAGTGAGGGGTAAGTATATCTTGCCCCTTAAACTACGCTTAAAACGCTTTAAAATGAGTAAAACTAAATTTATCAACGTTAAGCAAGATTTTGCAAGCACAGATTTAAGTGTCAAAGAATCTTTAGTTCTATCGTATCTAGCATCACTTACGAAGAAGGAGTACTGTTATGCTTCAACAGATCATCTCGAGGAGGCTTGCGGAATAAAAAGAAGAACAATATTTTCTATTCTAAATAGCCTAGAAGAGAAGAAATTAATTATGCGTGTAACTAAATCTACTGGTCACTATGGAAAAGATCGTAGAATTTACGTTTCTCCACGTGTAAAAATTGCATATCATAGTATATAGTATATATAATAAATATATAATATATAATAATATATATAATAATATTATACATAATGGAGAATTTTATAGACTTAGGAATAGATATTAAACACAACACTAACAGCGACCAAAAAGTTCAATGCCCTAATTGCGTAAAGCTAGGCAAAGAGAATTTTAAAGACAGATGCTTATCTGTTAATCAGGCGAAAGGAGTATTCAATTGCCATAAGTGTGGTTGGGCTGGTAGTATTAACAAAACACAGGAGAAGATTATGAACATAAAATCTTATACATCGCCAGAAAAAAAGAATATGAAGAAGCTGACCGATAAGGGCAGAAAGTTTCTATTGGACAGGGGTATTACCAACGAAGTTATTGACGCCAATAAAATAGTTTCAACGAAGGACAACAAGAATATTCTTCTACCGTATTTTAAGAATAGTAAAATAGTAAACTACAAAACTAGAGGATTAGACAATAAATTCTACACACAGTCAAAAGATGCTGAACCAGTAATCTACAACTATGACCGATGTAAAGGATCAGAAACAATTGTTATTTGTGAGGGCGAAATGGATTCTATGTCGTGGGAAGTTACAGGTATAACATACCATACTTCTGTAAATATGGGTGCGCCAAACAGTAATGATAAAAACGTAGATAAGAAGCTAGAGTGCATAAGCAACTGCTATGATGTGTTTGAAGAGGCGAAAAGAATATACATTGCTACCGATGAAGATGAGAACGGTAGAAACCTACAGGAAGAGTTGGTTAGACGGTTTGGAGCAGAGAAATGCTTATTAGTCGATTTAAAGCCGTTTAAGGATGCAAATGAGGTTCTAGTAGCCGAAGGAGTAGAAAGTCTCCAGAAACGCCTTAAAATAGCTTCTAGCCCTAAGATAGAGGGTGTTTTTTGTGTAGATGATGTAGCTGAATCTATGATCGATGGATTTCACAATGGTCAGGAGAGAGGAACGACAACCTACATTCCAGAAGTTGATAAGGCGTGGACGTGGAGAAATGGTGAGGTGAATATTTGGACAGGCTATCAGAATGAAGGAAAGACATTATTCCTTAACCAATTGGCGACCCTTAAGGCTGCTATGGATGGATGGAAGTTTGCTGTATTTAGCCCAGAGAATATGCCCATCAATGACTTCTTTAACGATATTATTGAGATGTATGTTGGTCGTTCAGCAGACCCTCATCACAAGAATATACAGATGAGTAAAAAGGAGTATAAAGAGGCTATGGATTTTGTGAATAAGCATTTCTATATTATATATCCTAAGAAGAACTTTGAACTAAGCAGTATATTCGAAAGAGCAAAGTATCTAGTAAAGACTAAAGGTATCAGGAGTTTAATCATTGACCCATACAATACGATTCAGCATAAGTTACGTTCTGGCGAAAGAGAAGATTTGTATATCTCTAGGTTTATGTCAGAGCTAAAGCGTTTTGCCTTAGATCAGAAAATATCAGTACATTTAGTAGCGCATCAGGTTACGCCAACAAAGACTGATGAAGGTCGTTATATTAAGCCTGACGTCAATAGAATAAAGGGTGGAGGTACTTTTGCTGATAAGGCTGACAATGTGATGTTTATATGGCGACCAGATAGGGCTTTGGAATTTAGCTCGACTTTAGTTACCTTTGGGTCACAGAAGATTAAGAAACAGAAATTAGTCGGTATTCCACAGGAACTAAACGACATAACATTTAGTATGAAGGAGCAAAGGTATTATTTTAACGGCAAGACGCCATTCACTAAAGTAGATGAGTTACGTACAGGACATACAAATAACGTTACCAATCTGGATCAAATCTGGTAAGAAGAAGAGGTATCTTAATCTTAACCAGTACCGTAATTGGCACTTTCAGGTAAGTAACAATATAAAGAAGACGTTTAAGGAGCAAGTCGGGGGAAACCTCGACTTTTCTATTTTAGGTAAGATTGAGATAGACTACGTATACTATGCACCAGATAAAAGAAAAAGAGACTTAATGAATGTAATAGCTGTAGCTGATAAGTTCTTTCAGGATGCTCTAGTTGAATATGGATGCATTGAGACTGACGATACAGATACAGTAGTAAAGATTACTTCTTTGTTCGGAGGTGTTGATAAAGAGGACTCTAGGATTGTTGCAACAATAAAACAATTTAAAACAACGTAATATGCACGTACAAATATTCCCTATTTATGGGATGACATTCGGAGTGAATTATTGGGACACTCATATGCTACCCGAAGATGAACCGCATCCAGAGGATTTATCACCAGAATATATGATACAAGTTTTTATCGGTGTATTCGGAATATCATTTCATTGGTGGAGCGATTAATAGATAGGCTTGCTGAAAAGCATATAGATTGGATTCATATGGCTAAGTCATTCGGATGCAATGAAGATGAGGCTAATGAGCTAGTACAGTCAATGTACGTTCGCTTAGTAAAATACATAGATGATCCAGAAAGGATTATGTATAACGAGAAGGAGCTTAATAGTTTCTACGTTTACGTTACCCTTAGGAATTTATTCCTATCTAAGGCACATAAATGGAAGGTAGATGCCGACTTAAATAATTCAAACGCTGGAAGTAACAGCTTAATGAATACATATGAGTATGAAGATAGCTTTGAGAATCTAGTTGGCGGAATAGAAGAAATGGTCAATAGTTGGTACTGGTACGATAAGAAACTATGGGAAATACATTTTAAGAAGCAACTTAGTATGAGGGCAATATCTTCTGTGACTAGGATAAGTTTAAGCTCTATATTCGGAACTTTGAAGAATGGAAAGATAAAAGTAAGGAATGCTTTTGAGAAAGAATGGAAAGAGTACTTAGAGGCTAAACAGGATAAATATAGAAAATAATATGGAAGAGTTTAAAGGCGATAAGCGCACAAAAGCCTACCGAGATTGGAAGGCTAAACAAGAGAAAGAGAGTAAGGGTCTAGGAGACACCGTTGAGAAGGTTCTGGAGAAGACAGGAGTGGCTAAGGTGGCTAAGTTTATATTAGGTGAGGACTGTGGCTGTGATAGTCGTAAGGAGGTTCTAAATCGGATGTTCCCTTATGAAAAGCCTAGTTGCCTAACGGAAGATGAGTACGAGTACCTTGCTAATTTCTTTGGCGAAAGAAGAGCTACTATAACCACAGAGCAGCAAAAGAGCCTAGTGAATATATACAACAGGGTATTCAATGATAATGTAAAAGGAACTAGTTGCGCTCCCTGTTTCGTTAATGGCATTCTCAAAAAGTTAGAGAAGGTATATAGAAAATACAAATGAGAAACTGGAAAGAAGAGGATTTGTTTGACTACCTGAAAGAAAACCACTATCCTGACTTAGTTAAGGCTAGTGACCCTACCAGCAGGTGGGATTGCTATTCAGCTGCAGCTAACCATAGAATAGAGCTTAAGTGTCGAACTTCTCATTATGATAAGTTGATGATTGAGAATAAAAAGCACAAGGCTATGTTAGATAAATGCGAAGGTACATTTGAGATACCTATGTATATCAATTCAACACCAGAGGGTGTATTTAGATTCAACCTAAAGACGTTTAGACCTAGGTGGCAATCTATGAGACTAAGAAAGACAACTCACTTCAATGACGCCAATAGGGTAGAAAAGCAGGTAGGGTTCTTATCAATAACTAAAGCAGATAAATTATGAGTGATTCAGTAACAAAGTATTTTGAGAATGCTTCATCCAGCTCGCCAATAAAAACAGAGCAGGTTGATCGTATATTAGAGAATGTTATACGTAAGTATAACAACAGAAGTAAGGTTGGTATAAATAAATACGGAACAACCCTAGAGGAATCTAAAGAAGACACAATTGCATTTATCAGACACCTACAGGAAGAGATGATGGATGCTACGCTATATTGCGAAAAACTACTAAAACTAATGAACAATGCCAATTAAGATGCAACCTAAGAAGTACGAGGAACAGAAGGAATTTAACCGCAGATGTATGAACAATGCAAAGCTGATTAGCGAGTACCCAGACAGGGATCAGCGTTATGCGGTATGTCAAACTGTGTGGAAAGATAACTTCAATCCTAAAAAATAATTTGGTAGTATCAAAATTTTGTTTATCTTTGATGCAAAGGAAAACATTATGAAGATATTATTAACAATTCTAAAACCGTTCAAACTAGCAATGGCTCTTGTGTTGCTCTTTTTGTTCTACATCATTGAGACTATACTTATGGTCTTGTACATCTCTGTTGAGTACCCACTATCATTCTTACTGGATAAGACCGAACGAGTAATTAAGTACTTAATAAAAAACATTTAAGATGGGAGCAACTAAAAGAGAATTTGAGAAATTACAGTTTGAGGACATTCTAGGAGAAGAAGCTAGAGTCTACCACAAATGGCTAGAAGAAGAAGAGTACAACAGGTACTTGCCTAAATATATAGAGCAGTACTGCAATAACGAATAGATTATGATATTTACTTTAGATGGTAAGGCTTGGCGAGAAAGTGAACTTCTAGAAAAGATGAAGGATGACCCATTCTACTTTGGTTATATGGGTGAGAACAGTCTATCGTCTTCTTCAATAAAACTTTTGTCGAAAGACCCACTAAAGTATATTAACAGTATTGGTGGTGATAGCGGACATAAATCTGCATTTGATTTTGGTTCGTTATTTCATTGGTATGTGCTAGAACCAGATGTGTATAAAAAGCAGGTATTTGTTGATGTGGACAAAAGAGCTGGGAACGTTTGGAAAGAAGCCTTAGCAGAGAATGATAGGGTTTTTCTTCAGAAGGATAAAGAGAAGGTTGAGGAACTAGCTGAAACATTCTTATCCTGTTCTAAGATAAAAGATATATTAGAGAAGTCCACACCTGAAGTTCCTGCTGTAGGCTATATAGATGGCTTATGCTTTAGGGCTAAGGCAGACATACTAGGTGATGGTTACATTGCAGACTTAAAGACCTGTCAAAGCCTTAAATGGTTTAAGAGTGATGCTAGGAAGTTTGGTTATGCAGCGCAGGTATATATCTATTGCAGCCTATTCAACATTACATATGACAACTTCGTTTTCATCGCCATAGATAAGTCGACAGGTGAGTTCGGATTCTTTAGTGTATCTGAAAGGTTTTACTTATCTGGAAAGGAAATTGTTGAACAGGGTATATATAACTACAGGAGAATATCAGAGGGTGAGACGGAGTTTGAGCCGTTCTATGTAGAAGATATATTATGATTTACACAGATAAAGATGAGTGCTATAAAGATATATTGATATCACTTACAACTGGAGTGCTAGAGGAAGGAGACTTAGGAGTACTAAGGAAGTACTACGAAGAGATAGAACATTACGAATGCTGTCAAGGGATAGCGGAGGCTTATAAAGATTATAAAAAACTATTATATGTTAACAAAGGAGATACGCAATAGAATAGAAGAGGAATTACAGATCGACCTAGATCGGAGAACAGCTAGAGGGAAACACTTAAGGCGTAGAGATCACGTTTATGCTAGGGCGTTATATTACGGAATATGCAGAGAGGTTACCAATCTTAGTTTGGATGAGATAGGAAAGACATTGGATCAGAATCACGCAACTGTCCTGCATTCTATTAAGAATGTGTTTAGTAATTTAGAATTTTGGTCAGAGAAGTTTTATGTTAGGACATACAATAAAGTATTGAGTGAGGTAGACCCAATAAAGCAGGCTTTGAAAGATGAGAAAGCTAAGAATAAGAGCTACCTTCAGTTACTCGGTCAGAATGCTCTTTTGCAGTCTATGTTAGATAAAGCCAACAATGAGGTTGAAAATTCAGGAGAATACAGAGAGAAGTATATTAAGGCAAATGTTAGGCTACAACATCTGAAGGGTTTGATACTAAAGAAGCAAAGCATTACTGCCGCTAAGAATTTTATATCTGAATTAGAATTGATAAAAGAATAGATATGTTTTACATAATAGGCGCAGTTATATTGTTGGTAATGTTATATACAGATAAATAATATGGAAGAAGATAAGCCAAAAAAGGTAGACGGTAGAAAGAATAATGGTGCAGTTAAAGGTGTCTCCAGAGGACAGGGTAGACCTAGAAAGGTAGCTGATAAGGATATGAACAGGCTTACCCTTTCTGCACTAAGGAAGACATTCGGTAGCGAAGAGAAGATGTGGATCGAGGTAGCTAAGTTGGCTAAGGGAGGTTCGTCTAAGCATTGGGACTATCTAATGAACTACAGGTATGGTAAACCTAAAGAGATGCAGCAGATAGATGTTACCACTAAAGTAAATATACCTGTGATTGATTTCGCCCAACCAACGCCAATAGATATAACCCATAAAGAAGTTAAAGATGAAAGAATCGAAGCTAATAGAAATGAAGAACAAAATAGAACGACTGGAGATGATAGTGGTTCTATGCCTAGAGA